GATGGTAGCGCATATAATATCAACCAAGCCAGGACAAAACCAAAAACCAAATTTTATACATCAATCACCACTAAAGAAGGTGGCCGAAAAGAAAACAACTTTGTGATTGTAGACAAAAAAAGACATAAGAAAAACAATCAAGATTATGCAGCTACTTTATGTGGTAATGGTCATAGCGGTGGTAATCACAGTGACATGGATTTGATCCAAACATTCACAGAACGCAGTTTTGATGGAAAACGTGCCGATGGTGGCAGAGCTATATGTTACCACAAAGTACCAGGAGAAACACCTTGCCTTTCAAGTCAGATGGGAATGGGCGGTAATAATGTGCCGATGTTGAAAGTTGGAAATATTTACAAAAGTAATGGAGAAAATGGAAATGTATATAATCCAAATGGAATTTCTCCAAGCCTTAAATCTGGAACAACAAATAATCCAAAACATGGTGGTATTGGATCATCAAATGCTCCAAAAATTATTAATCAAACTTCCATACGCAGACTTACGCCAGTAGAATGTATGAGACTGCAAGGCTTTCCAGATAATCATAATGAGTTTGGATTGTTGGATGGTAAGAAGGTTGCTATTAGTGATACACAAAGATATAAACAAGCTGGTAATGCAGTGACTGTGGATGTGGTTACTGCTGTAGCTAAAAAAATTCGCTCACTTAAACTTAGTACTGAAAAAGGATGGTAAGTGCGGTTGGCTTAATGGAAGTGAGCGAAAAAATTAAAAAGGAGAGACAATGACTAAGTTTTATTTAGAAACCATTGCAGATCATGCAATTGCTGCCGGGATATGGACCACATGCTTTATTGTAGTGTTTGGCCTAATATTTTACTATCTCCATAAGTGGTATATCTATCAAAATTTTCGGCAAGTAATCATTTTGCTTATGGCATTGGATCATAAATTAAATCAGATCCAAGAAGAAAATAATTGGGTAGGTCCACACGATCCAGGAGATGAGCATGTTCCTAATTAATATTGCAGAATTTTGTGTAAATGCATTGATTCTTGGTATGGGCGTTTTTTTCTTTTCGATTGGTGCATTCATTCTCACACTTATTTATATAAGCATTAAAGATAAATTAATCACTTAAACAGGAGACAACATGGCAAGAACAAAACTACATGGACAGAACTATGTCCTAAAAGATGGCAAACGCGCAAGCAGCGTGACCACAATTATTAATAAAATACTTGGCCTAAATAAAAATGCACTAATTGCCTGGGCAAAACGTGTTACCATGCAAGGCGAAGATGCCGACGCAGTCATGCGTGAAGCTGGGGAGATAGGTACATTGTGCCATATGTTGATTCAAGGATTCTTTCAAGGTATTGACATAAGTACACGAGATTTTACACCAAATCAAGAAGAAAAAGCATTAAAGGCTTATTTTGGTTTTAAGCAGTGGTATGATAAATCTGACTTTAAAGCACTTGGAGCAGAAGTGACTTTAGTAAATGAGGAGTTGCGTGTTGGTGGTACGATTGATGCTATTGGTAAAATGGGCGATGATCTAGTAGTGGTAGATTGGAAAACGAGCAAGGGCGGTCCATACCCAGAAATGATTATCCAGCTAGGAGCATACACTTATATGTATGAGTCTGCACAGCCAAAAGCTAAAGTATCGTATGGAATGATTATGAGGTTTGGTAAGGAAGATGGCAAATTTCATAAGCATGTAATCTCTCGTGAAAAATTAGATGCTGGTGCACAGATTTTTAAGCTATGCTGCGCGATTAATACATTAGTTCCACGTCTGTGAGGTTACCTGGAGACGTATTTGCTAAAATCTCAAGGGATGGTAGGCGAGCATGGTGTCCAAAGTGCGATTTAGATACATCTCGCAAGCAAGGTACTGTTTCTATAAATAGTGAATACGCATTTTGCCATAAATGTAATCAATCTTGGAGTTTTGGTGAGGAATTTGAGCCAAAGGTCAGTCAAGAGTATGTATTATCTTCTACGTTTGAAATTGAACCTACTGAAGCAGTAGAAAAAAGTGGCTATGACGCATGTAGGTCTAATTTTTTAAAGAATAGTGACCAAATAATTAAAAAATTAAAGTTGCCTTGGAATGATGTAAGCAAGGCAGAGATGTTTGGCGTAGGTGTCAGGCGTGATAAGGATAAAAATTTACAATTAGTATTTAAAATTACTGAAGATCACGTCAAATATCATAAAGGCAGTCAGTTCGGTAGCGCAAAGTGCAAGGTTTTTCCGTCTCCCAATGTCCTTGGTGCTTGCGATAGGCTCTTACTCTGTGAAGGAGAGAAAGACGCTGTATCTGCCAACTGTCATGGTGCGTCAGCAATTACCTTTACTAGTGGTGCTGGCGCATTGCCTTCCGATGCAACCTTGCTAGATAAATATAATAATATAGTGATTTGCTATGATAATGATGATAAAGGACGTGAAGGAGCGTTAAAAACTGCAAAAGCATTATATAAGAAAGGTAGAAGTATTGCTATCGTGCAGTGGAATGGCCAACCAGAAAAATACGATTTAACAGACTATCTAAAATATAATTCTATAGATGATTTGTGGAATTTGGCGCAAGAATTTGGTGCATCTCCTGTGGACCTTGGTGGCATGCCAATGTTTAGTCCCGGTGAATTCACTACAAAGTTTAATGAGATGCCAGAGCCAATAATTGATGACCTATTCTTTAAAAAAGATATTATGGGCATTGCTGGTGGCTCGAATGTGGGCAAGTCTGTGATCAGCCTACAGCTATCTACATGTCTTGCGCTGGGAGTGCCGTTTCTGAATTTTCGTGTACCAAAAGCAAGAAAGGTGATGCATGTACAGTTTGAATTGAAAGATGAGAGCTTTAGCAATCTACTGCAACGCACTGCGATGCCGATACTAGATCAATATCCCATAGAAGCACCAAGGTTTGAAAAGAACTGTAGTATACTGTCTAGTGGGCAAATGGACGTGTTTACGGACAAATGGGAGCAGATCGATAAGAATCTGATGCATCATCCATGTGAGGTGCTTGTAGTGGATAATCTGTATACCAGTACGCACAAGAATGTGAGCCGTAATTCGGAGATCCAGGAGTTGTTACGGACTATAGTTAATTTAAAAAATACGCATAATGTAGCCATTATTATTGTAAGCCATCATAAAAAGATTGGAGAAATGCAGCCATTGGATATGAGCCAGATGCTGGGTGGATCAGCGTACACAAATCACTTGGATGCAGTAGTGCAGATGGCTAGTAGCAATCGGATGCAAGGGTTGAAAGTAATGAAGATTACTAAGGTCCGAAGTCAGAATGACTTGCATGGTGTACCAGTTGGAATCAAGCTGATTAATGATGAAGTGCTGTATTTTGAGTATCTGAAACCACTACCAAAAAATGAAATGTTTTGGTACACTGATCCCAAAGAATCCAGGGAAGAAGAAGTGCTGCAAGCAGTGGTTACGGATGGAGATAATTTTAGCCGAGATGCCTTTGCAACTGCGCTGGAAAAGGTGACTGGATTGGCTAGTAATAAAGCTGTGTATAACTGGTTGGAAAAGATGATGTCAATTGGCTTGATTGGCAAGATTGGGCATGGCCAATATTATAAAATGCGTACTGAATTGGATAATTTCTCGGTGTAGGAGAAAGGAGAATATGGAGAATTTGGAGAATTTCAAATTCTCCTGGGAGAATATAAAGAGAATATGAAGAAACTAGTTTATAGAGAAGAGAGAGAGAGATATTCTCCATATTCTCCATATTCTCCTTCCTAGGTGCATCGATGATTTTAGCTGAAAAATGCCCATTATCACAAAATAGTTGTCAACGCTGTGAGTTTGCCAGAACCATTCAAGATGAAACACATTGTGTACTTATTTTGGAGTGGTTTCCAGATGATACTAGAGTAGTAAATTTGAAGAAATGTATGGTAAAAATGTTGTTTCGTGATCGGCTTAGTTTTCGCAATGCAATGCTAAGAAAAAATGCAGTCCAGAAATAATATAATAACCTTAGTATTATAATATAATTAGATGCAAAACTACATGGAATTCTAGGCAAAAATAACAGTAATAATTGGTGATTTTATAAAATGGTAGTTGTTGGAAGTAGGCAAAAAAAAACCACGCTTTAAAACGTGGTTTTTTTTATGTGGTGTTAGTTTAGTTATTTTATGTATTCATATTGATAAAACTTTTTATCACTTGATATAATTTCTAGATCCGTAAAAATAGTATAGTCATTGTCTGCAATTTCAAATACAAACTGTTTAAGATCATCCTCTTCGAGCTTTACAGGATAGCAATAATAATTGTTGTCATGGTCAATGATTACAGTTTTAGCATCACTAATTAAATGACTGTTTGGATCTCTTGTCTTTTGCATGTTATCGATACCATTGAAATAATTATTTAATTTCTTTATAGATTTTAATTCATTCATGTTGTTGTCTCCGTTTGATTAAGACGGCTATAAAATAGCCGTTTCGACTAATAAAGTCTCTTCAGTTAATCTAGTGTCTAATATTTGGTATTAATGTAATTTTATTAGTAAATCGATCAATTTTATCTTTAAAAACCTCACCAAATATTTTACCAAATGCATTACCTTCTTCATCTTGTGATAATTCAATTTCATCATGTCGATTAAATGTTTTTAAGAAATACGTCAATTCCTCAATAGTGTCAATAGTACCTCTTTCGTTAATAGTTTTCATAATTCTATTATATTTACTATTTTCGTATTGTTGTTGTTCCATCTGCAATTTACGTTTTATTTTATAGTATTGTTGTATTTCTTTTTCTTGCTCTTTTTCTTGCTTTGTTTTAGCATACGGATTATTTATATAATCCTTACCTAATTTAGTTAATTGATAATAACCTTCTTTAGATACTTTTATTCTACCTCTCTTTTTTAAATCAGATAAAGGATCGCTATAATATCCACTTGTATACTTACGATTATTTAAAGCGCATATAAAAGTAATTAGTTGTTTATTTCTTAGTTTTGGTGTTTTATCGATATATTTAAATATCTTAGTCATTTTTGATTCTTTCATGTTGTCTCCGTTTGATTTATTGTTCGCTACTCAATAAGAATAGTATAAAGATAAAAAAGATTAAATAAATAATTATATTCATAATTTAATGTTTAATTAATCCGATCCTATTAGTAGCAATCATTTTCATATCATTTACTGAGCAATCAACAAAACGAGCCTTTTTTAGTTCTTCCTTAGTATCAAATATGACTGCTTTTTTATCACCTGGTTCTATTAAATGATCCATTTTACCACCTAAAGAAAAACAAAATATAAAGTTTTTAGGTAGTGTTACGGCTTTAAATAGTGGTACGCTTTTAGTATATCCATAAAATACTATGTTTGGATTTTCCTCTGCAATTGCTATCCATTGCTTTAGATATCTTAATGAATAAAAATCTCCACTTGAATGAATCCTAACAAATTCAACACGTTTTGAGATTAACTCTGCTTGTATATGCATGTGAAACTCATTTGGCTTTTTTGTTAGTTCATAGTTGAATTCATATTTCTTTTGAACATTTTTATATTTGTATGTGCCTTTATCTGCATAGCATATTTTTATGCAATCTTTAGCAAATGGACATGAATTAACGGCCGTTAAATTAAATTCATATAAACGTACATTATTTAATTTAGCAGTCTTTTTGATTTTACGATTAGTATTAGTTAATAGATTATACATTGTTGTCTCCGTTTGTTTTATGTGGTGTTTTAATTACCTTACTACGTGTAATTATTGTTGCTTAAAGTTACAACAAAGCAACCAATAAAACTAAGATTTTGTCAACGCTTTAATAGATACAAATCTTTGGTGTGAATGTTTTAAAATAGTCATCTAACGGATTTAGTTCACTTTCCACATCTTTCCACGTTTAGAAGAACTCTCGTCGTTTGGAAGTGGATTTAATATACAATTCTTTCAATATAGCCTTATTTTAGTTCGGATACACCAAGGCAGCCTGAAGACTGTGCTACTTACCGCCACTTAGAATTTTTTACCATTTTTGTCAACACTTCTAATGTGTAACTTTAAGCAACAAATGGAAAGCTATTGGCATAACCTGACTGACGCGGATGCTGATAGGCTAATCGAAGCAATTGACCAAGCAGACGAATATTTGCAAAAGATGATAGTTTTTAGGACTGGCTTAATTCCGAAACATTTGCGATGGTTACAAACATCCGCACATGAGTTCTATGACTTACTAAGTCCGCGTGAACTGCAAGTATTCCAACTGCGTATTCGCAAACACACCTTTCCAGAGATAGCGCAAGTCGTAGGCGTAACTGAGTCATCATGCAAAGTATATTGGAGACGCACCTTGAACAAAATAAAGAATGTCATCGGAACACCTAATAATGATGGGTAGACCTAAAAAGAAAATTGATGGCGAAAAAGTCAAGATGCTTGCATCATTCGGATGCTCCTATGTAGAAATAGGCAAATATTTCGAGTGTGATGAAAGCACAATCCGTAGCAGATTCAAATCTAAAGTAGAAGCTGGTAGAGCAGAGATGAAATTCTCTTTAAGACGCTCCATGTGGACATCCGCACATGAACACAGATCGGTAGCAATGCAAATCTTCCTCGCGAAAAATATTTTAAATATGAGTGACAAGACTGCAATCGACATGTCAGGCAACTTGGAGACAGTATTGAAAGAATGCGGATTTGAGGACAATCCTGTTGTTAAAGCAAATAGTGAACAAGCAGAAGCTCTGGAAAATCTTGGGGTACAGCCCGACTCCACAGCAACTGGCATATCATAGTAGCGCAGCAAAATTTCGCGTAGTTTTAATGGGTAGACGCTCTGGTAAGTCTTGGAGTGCTGCACATGAGATTATGCCTTGGCTTTTAACACCAAACACTCGTGGATGGATTGTTGGACCAAACTATAGTTTAGCAAATAAGATTGCCAGGGAAGTAAGGACAATGGTAATGACTAAATTAAAACTTCCAGTAGAATCCAAGAAAGAGATTAGTGGTGATTTGTATTACATGAAACTTGCTGGACTAAATAGTGAATTATCTGTTAAGAGTGCAGATAATCCAGATTCATTGATAGGAGAAGGCTGACCGAAAGGTCAGTCAGAATATAACAGCATAGACTATTTAATCATTGATGAGGCAGCACTTATACCACGTAGCACATTTGAAATGCATTTAAGGCCAACGCTATCTGACAGGCAAGGTTGGTGCTTATTTCTTAGCACTCCAAGAGGTTTCAATTATTTACACACATTGTATGAATATGGAAAAAGTGAAGAGCATCCACAATGGGAGTCTTGGCGTTTCCCATCTACACTATCACCTTACTTTAAAGATGACATTGAAGAATTAAAACGCACCTTGACTAAAGAAACTTTTAATCAGGAATTTCTTTGCCAATTTCAGAGCTATGCTGGTAAGGTGTATCCGATGGACCGCACCATTCATGTTTCGGACACAGTGCAGTACGATCCATCCAAGCCAGTGTATGCTGGCTTAGATTTTGGCTATCGTTTTTCCACAGCAATAATCGTACAGCTTCACAACCAGCGTAAAGGCTTTGCTGATATACATCAAATTGATGAAATCACATTAAAAAACACCAAAACAGAAGATTTTGCAAAAAAAATGAAGTCCTTACCATACAACTATACTGGTATATGGGGCGATCCAGCCGGTTCTGGCACAAATTTACAGTCTGGAATTTCAGATATAGCTGTATTTAAGCAACATGGCCTACGAGTCAACATTAGGCGCGATGCAGTAACGAGAAATGTAGTATCTGGTGTATCACATGTACGTCGATGGTTTGAAGATGCAAATGGTGATCCACATATTTTTATTCATCCAAAATGCAAGGAGAGTATCCAATCTTACGAAAACTACCACTATCCAGAACACAGGGAAAACAGTGCATTACGCCACGAACCTCAGAAAGATGGCGTATTTGACCATCATTGTGATGCGTTGCGTTTTATGCTTACAAATCTGTTTCCTATGCGCTCCATGACTGCTGGTGTCATCGATTGGATGTAATTATAGTATGCTAATAATCCCAGATTTAAGTGTTGGTGCTGTAAGTAATGCACTAAATAACAAGTTAAAATATATCGAGGATGAGCGTGTAAAAGAGCGTGATTATCTTATGGATTGGTACGAAGGTATCAATATTCACAATTATGTGGGTAAATATTTTAGCGCAGAAACTCTGCGTCAAACTGTAACACCTCAAAACAATTTAACTAGACGTGTGTGTTCATTACGCTCCATGACGTACAAAAGACCGCCACGTATGAGAGCATCGGAATCTTATTTGTCGCTGATAGATAAACATAGTTTAAATGCACAAAGGCGTATGCTAGAAAGATTGACTTTTCTCCTGGGTAATATGGCTTTTAGAAGTAAATGGAACGAAGTAAAAGGCAAATTAGAGTACGAAATATTGTCTCATTTCACTCCGTTGTTCTTGGCTGGTGGTTCACGAGACCAAGCCGTTGGTGTATGTTATCCAATTGATTATCAAGGCAATGCCAGAGTAAATGAACCTTTACATAGTGTCTGGACTCACGACAGTCATTATTTAATTGATGAAAGTGGAAGGAAGATTAGCGTAAATGATGGTGATGTAAATCCATATGGAACATTACCAGTAACTTTTTCACATCGTTATCCTCCAATTAGGGATTATGATGTAGGCAATGCACTTGATGTGGCTCAAACAGATTTAGCAGTCAATATAGCACTCTTGGAATTGTCAATTGCAATTAAATACGGAGCAATGGGAATCAAGTTTATTACTGGAGTGGATGATGCAAGTCGCATACAAATTGGAACTGATAAAATTTTATACTTACCAGAGCAAGCCAACTTTGGTGTCACCAATGCTGGTGGCAGCTTAACAGAAATTATTGAAGGCACACGTTTCTTAGTGGAAACCACATTGAATAACAACCATATTCGTGCAAAATATGCTAGAGATAATTCCGGGAATGCACCATCTGCTTCTGCCTTAGCTATTGAAGAAATGGAAAATTTGGATGAACGTAGTGCAATGACGGAAGATACATGGCGTCCTTGGGAGCATCGCAGATACGAAGTAGATAAAGCAATTTTAAGCGTAGAAGCCAATGTGAATATTGGTGATGACTATAGTGTTGATTTTCTTGAGCCAAATTACGCATTAACTCCAGAGAGTGAGGTAATGTTGTGGTCTTGGAGATTTGATCGTGGCCTTGCAAGTCCTGAAGATTGGTTTGATTACCATAATCCAGATGCAAGTGATGATGATAAACAAAAATTCAAAGACTTACAAACGCAGCAACAAGAAAAAAAAGCACCACAAAACCGATTATTAAATATTTTAACAAATGACAATAGATCAAGCAGTTGAAAGCTATGAGCAAGCGATTGAGAACAGCATCATTGGATTTACAGACGATGTTAAGGAACTGGAAGAAGATGGTTACACAGTGGCTGAGATACTATCATTTATCGCTGCAATGGACATTGCGACCTATTTTATTGAAGAGTTGGGCATGTCTACCGGACAAAACGCCTTCATGGCTGCAACGGAGACTATTCTTACTGATTTGCCGTTTTTTGGGGTTGCGACCGAGCAACAACTTGTGGCTCTTCAAAATATACAACGCTTCAACATCGAAGGCATAACAAGTAGTATTACTGCAAATATGCAATCTAGTATGGCACAAGGAATTGTAAGCAAAATGAATCGAGAACAAATAGCTACATTAATGCGTGATAATATCAAAACTACAATTCCAAGAATAGATAATGTGATTGGAACACAACTTGGTAATTATAGACGTGCAGTTATTATGCAGAT